AGTAGAAGTTAAAAATAGAATGCGTAAGTTATTCAATAAATTGCGAGACTATGAAAGAGTGCAGTGTCATGTTTATATGCGCCTCCTTGGAACAAAAGAAGCCGACCTTATTGAAATTTATAAGAGAAGTAGTGTAGAATGTGAGAGTAGTATTATTACTGTTGAATTTAGTGAAACATTCTATAAAAATGAAATTGAGGCAAGAATTTATAATTTTATTAATTCGTTTATTGAGGAATTAAAAAAACAAGAATCTAAATAAATATCGATAATTATGCCAAAATCACATTTAATAATATGCTGTAATAGAAATTTGCGTGTAAATGACTGGACGCCTTTTGAAAATGTGGATAAATTCCTAATAAACAATATGATTGTTAAGAAAGGAGACCTTATATCTAATGTTTTAGACCGTCTTGATATGCATGATTGGAACCTTACTAATTCATTTTCTCATAAAAATTATATTTATTTTGTATTGAATACACCACAACAAGGAAAAAACTGTGAATCTCCTAGTCCTAGGAATTCACCTGAGAGGAATTCACCCTAGAATTATTAGCATTCCTAATCATTCCTATATTGTTTTTTATTTGAAATTACACGAGTAGATAATGGCATATCCTCTCTTACTACATTTATATTTCCGTTCCTATTCATATTCCCTGGTGGAAAAACACTAGAATTAGGCATGAAACCTCGTTCGTTTAATAATTTATTTGTATCAGGGTATTGCTCTGTTTCCATAGATAATCTAGTATCCACGCTGCGTTCGATTTCCCTTACAGCATTTCTTTGATAGAAGTTAAGGTCTCGTGAGAACACATTTTCAATAGTTTTCCTAGACTTATCGTAATTAGTTTCTTGAGTTCTATTATTATTGTCATTCTTCTGGTTCCCTAAATTTTCTGTTGTTTCCGAGGTTTCTTCTTTCAAACTCAAATTTGCTAGCATCTTATTAATTTCACCATAATCATTCATTTCCATTATTCTTAATTATTACTTTCTATTTTATATTCATTTACTTGGCACAATTCTTTAATTAATTCATCATTAATATCTTTTTCTTCAAGTGTTTGAACTATTTCCTGTTTTCGAGCATTTTCTCAATATTATCTAATCGCCTAATAAGGTCGGTATTTTCAATAATTATTACAGAGTCTTCTATATTAAGGTCTTCATCACTAGGTGTTCCATCGCCTTGAGGGCTTTCTGTTGTAATACTAGTAATACCATATTTAATTCCCTGAAATACGACATACGAAGTATTTTTAAATACCCACCAAGATACTTCTAAGCCGAAAGTCAGTAAATTGCCTGGTAGAAAAAAAATCATATTTTCAATCCTTAATAATATCCGATAAAAAATTATAGGTTGAAAAAACGGCACCATTCACTATATACGCTCTCAAAAGCGCAATACCCAACCCTCTATACAAACCATAAATACCGCCTCCGCCAGGTATCTTTATAAGGTCCCATAATTTCAATCCAGGGTTCATAAAACTACGCGTTTTTAAGGTATCAATAGGATAACTCCAAAGCCAGCAATTTACACCAGCCCATCCTCCACTATTAAAATCACTATACCCTCTCTTATCTTTAAGAAAGTGATATGTTGAAAAGTATATTGGCATACTAAAAGCCTCTAATCCTACAGAATAGGGCATACCTGTAGTAATAAACTTCCTTGGGAATTTTGGCAAGGAACCTCTGGCTTGTGCTTTCACTTTACAATAATCCAACTGAGTTTGAACTATACCGTTTGTAATTCCTACTAGGGTATAACTTACTAACTCGTTTCCTGTAATACGCTGGAATGTATCCTTATTCCCAAAGGTCATGGTATTTATAATTGTGCTATTTACTAATGGAAACCTAATACCCACAGTTAACTTTGAACTAAATTTAGAATTCATAGTTGAACTCGTGGTTATTCTGGTTTTAGTGCATTGAAGTCGCGTTTTTATTGTATCTAGTGGATATCCTACTAAGGTTTGAGCTATACCCGCTGAATACCCTATTATATATTCCATATGTTATAGAATTGTATAACATTAATTTAAATAAAAAATTATTAAAAACTATCGAAGTCGAAGCACGAGATGAAGGGTGCTTTCTTTTTGGATATTATAATCGCTTAGTGTGCGACCATCTTCTAACTGTTTTCCAGCGAAAATAAGACGCTGTTGGTCAGGCGGAATCGTTCGCCACCCCAAAGTTTCCAAAGGGGACTAGACTGTATCTTAAGCTATCATTAAAGGTGCCTAACCCTTTCAAGCCCATACCCGTGCGGTCGTTGAGGGAGAACCATATTCTAGACATATCGAAGTTAGGTTCTTTACCCGCGGATTGTCCAATCTCAAGAGTTATTACGATGAGTGAGGTCATTACCCTACCTATTATTAAAAGTTTCCAGTTAATAAGTCGTATCTTGAGCTCTAAGGAGTTTCCCGTCATTATAAGGTATGTCGCATTAATGAATAAAAATTCAATAATACTAGCCACAGAATTTATAATTTAAAGATTTTTAGTTATGGTTGTTTCTTTTATGTCGATTTAATGAATCTTTTGACTTATATTTTTTTTTACATATTTCGCATTCAAAATATACTCCATTATTTATGTGTTCTTTCAATTCATGTCTTCTTCTTCCAGAGGGGTCAGCATATTCTTTATCACAAAAAGAGCATTTAAATTTTTTATCCCATTTTTTGTTCGAATTACATAAACAATTTTCTATTTGTTTTATTTTGTATGGAATTAACATAAATGGTTTTATATCATTTATAAAGTTTAGTGCATCTTTGTGATTTAAACGCCATTCATGACCATGGCATATTTTACCTGTTATTGACACACGTGTTCTTTTACTAATAGTGCCTCCCCATCTTTTCTTACCTTCTTCTAATGGAGTAATATCATTTTGAGATATACTAAGCCTTAATTTATTTCTATTGGTAATATCATTTGAAATGCTACCTTCACCTTCATAAAATCCAGCAAACCATATTGTAAGTGTATGTTGATCCATCAATTATACACATTATCAACAATTATTCTTTAAATTATTTGGGATTCTTACTATTTATCCATCACAAGAGCCCAAATTATGATGGTAGATGACTTTTCAAGGCATTTAATGTCTACCTTCCTTATCTTGTATCTTAGCTTTCACGTTTTCAATTGAATCCGCTGGTTCAACATCAAGTGTAATAGTTTTTCCCGTAAGTGTCTTCACAAAAATCTGCATGCTGTTATTATTTATTAATATACATTTGTTTTTAAGTATTCAATAAATAACCATTCATTCGAATACATTCATTTGATATCCTGGAGGAGAGTAGAAATGAACGCTGGCAGATACCGCACTTTTTTCCCGTTTCCCTGAACCTGTGGTGTGTATATTCTCCATCCTGTGATATCCCTGTGAATTATTAATTTCACCTATTTCTCCTACGGAATATTCCCTTTGTGATATCTCAAAATTGTGAACGTTAGAATACACTCTTTCACGAACTTTTCCCTTGATAACCTTGTATAAACAACCATTTTCTGCATGGTCGTGTTTTGGACTACATGCGTCAGGACCCCAAAATATCAAATAACAGTCAAACCAAAGGCTAGTATGTAATTTTATTTTTATATAATTACCATTTTCTCTATAATTTGAATTTGTCTTTGTATATACTTCAAAATTATCAAAGTAATCGCTATAAGCATCTAGGAAAAAAGAAAAATCGTCATTTTCAATAATTTCCCTTAAAACAGAAAAATCATTTACGCTATTGGAATCAACATTATCAACTATAAAACAACTCATTATTAATTGTATTCCTCGAAATCTTTAAGTTCATTTGGATAAGCGAGAAAATGAACTCGCAGGGGTCCTGTGCGTCCAGGGCGCTGTGCTCGCCCAATAATCTGTGTAATCATCGCCTTACTCATACTATGCCAAATTACTACATCTGTCGTGTTTTCAAGGTTCATACCACTTGCGGCATACTGGCCGTTAACCATAAGCGCCTGTAGTTCATTAGTGTTTTCCCGGTATTTCTCAATAAGGTTCCTTACTGTTCCAATAGCACCTTTCACAACGCCGCTACTGATTTCATTTTCCCTAAGCGTAGTTCTTACATCATGAAAGGTATTATAACTCTCACTATAAATAAGATACTTACACGCTACACCTGTTTTCTCAGACCATTCTTTGTTGGAATTCACAATCTCACTAAAGGCATCACCCTTCTCTTTCCGCTTCTTTTCTTCAGTATCTTTGGACCCGCCACCTGCTTCAGTCATAACTATCAGGTCTTCCTGTGTAATATTTGCCCTACAGCAAGGACAAGAATTAATAGCGGTAAGGCTCTTTGTAATACATTCGAAACAGAATGAGTTATTACAGCATCTGGTTATTGAAGTATTTTCAATTTCATCACAGCAAACTGGACACATATCAGACTTCTCAATTCTCGAACGAAGATTTGAAATCTTGCTCTCCAACTTAGCAATATCCTCTTTATGTCTATCTAGGCTTTTCTCTTTCGCAGAATTACTTGAATATTGATATTCCTGTGCTGCTTTGAAGGCGATGTTCGCGTTATGAAGTTCCTTCTTGAATTCACCAGTCACAACATCAATCAAACTAACTTGTGTATCTACCTTCACACAGGATACGGCATTAATAGCGCCTCCTACGTCTCCAGCATTAAGAAGAGTCATTACTTCCGGAGATACTACACCGTGTAAAACTGCTACCATCGGCGGCGCATCACATCGATGAATAATGAATTTGATTTCAGGAAGGCGAAAACTACTTTCGATAAATTCTTCGCTATTACAAATAAACAGGTTTGACGCTACATAAGTTCTGTTAGCAAATGTCATTTTCATTTGATATCCCTGAGGAGACCAAAGGTTTCTAAATCTGTAGAAGAGGTCTCTAATAAAACCAGCGTTAGGGAACTTGCCATCTTGACTATAACTGGTGCCGTGTAAAATTGTATCATATGTAGCTGTCATTCCCCAATAGAAGTTGCTAAGAATTTTCCC